CGTCGGCAGCCTCTTCCAAAAGATCACTGATGCGATCTCGGGCGCCCTCTTGCACACTTTTTCTGTCTTGATTTTGCCTGCGTATTTCGGCACGTTTTCGTAGACGGAACACCAGACTTTGTTCGCTGACCGGCAGGTGTGATTCGTCGTTCATTGTTTTACCTTTTGCAGATCTACTAGGTGATATCTGCTGAAGGGATAATTTTCATTAAGCCACTCCAGCAGATCTGGTTCCCAAGGAAATTGTATGCTACCATCATGGTTGGTAATAATAATCATGATTTCACACGAGTGATAACACTGGCATGCTGCCACAACACACGATCACCACGGGTCATTACTTCCAACAACAATCTCTTTTCTTCCAAGTATGTGCGAGCAAACTTCTCATCATGCTCAACAATGCTTCTAGTGTTAGAGATCAAATCAGCCAACTTGATGGTCTGAGCCTCAGCCGGTGCTGCCGCTGTATGAGCACGATCAATGGCCTTGCGTGTGGCACGATTGCCTTGTTCGGGTCTTGACACATCGGTCAACCATCCCACCAATTCAGCAACCTTGTCACCAAATTCAGCACGAATTACTTCGTTGGTGACACCGGTGTCTTCAACTACATCATGCAACCAGGCCGCTGCCAACATCTCGGGAGTGTGATCCACTGTTGCAACAATGCCAGCAACTTCACGAGGGTGAACAATGTAAGGCTCCATGGTGTACTTGCGCAATTGAGCCACGGCCGAGTGAGCCGCAGTGGCAAATATTCTAGCACGTTCGACTATTTCCATGATATCTCCTTAACAATGCTGTATTATAGCACATGAGCGAATTTCGGTCAAGCGTACCAGATTTCACTAAACCCTTCCTCGTGTGTGGGCATTTCAAAGTTCCATACCATGTCCCACAGCACAGCTTCGGGGATGACTTTGCCCGGCCGAGTCTTTAGTCTACGCTGATGTTCCTCTTCGTCCGGAGTCTGGAACACCACAGCAATGTGCTCATAGTCAGGCAACATGCGGAATTTACGCCTGCGACTAGCAAAACTGGTTGACGTTTGATCCCAGATAATATCATGTTCGTGATTGCGAGCATGTACAACAACCTTGGCCATTAGGTCCACTGCTGTGGGCATGTATTCATCAAACACTTCTGAATAAGTTTTGCCTTGAGCTCTAGCATAGTCTTCCACAAATGAATCTGTGCTGACCACAGTCAGTCCCAAGGCCCAGACTTGATTCCGGACCCAGGTACTTTTTCCAGATCCAGGTACACCAATCAGTTGATAACATCTAGGCATACACTCTCCTCAATAGTGAGATCGAATCTCACCTTTTAATGCATCTGCAATCAAGCGGTCCATGTCGCTGGCCACACATCCTGTGGCATCAAATGCCACATCTCTAGCACGATATTTTTCCAGCCCAGTTTTGTTGCCATGCACATGACCATAGAAGTGTACTGATCCACGATGCATTTGGTCCCATTCCCAGATGGGATAGTGAAACATTATCACCAACTGACCATTGTGAACATAACGCAGATACTGGTGTGTTTCACGAAAACATTCCCGAAATTTTTGATCCTTGATCAGCTTGGCATCATGATTACCTTCAATCAAGATCTTGTCACCATTGAGTCGTTGCAGTATTGACACTGCTCGTTCCACGTTGCAAAATGCAACATCACCAAGAATAAACGTTTGATCACCAGGATGCACAATTTGATTCCATTCTTGAATCATGCATTCATTCATGTGATCTACATCTCGAAACCCAGCACGAGTCACAGGACAAAACTTCATGATATTGGCATGTCCAAAATGTAGATCACTTGTGATATAGGTCTTCATCATTTTCTTATTAAGAATTGTTTTTAAATGCACGCCAATCATCAATGTTGGGCTTTTCGTCGGCATCGTAAGTCCAACCCAGCACTTTCATCATGCTATGCTTGACCATCAAGTTTGGACTACGAAAACGCTTGGTATCATCAAAGCCCATCATAACTCCAACCTCGGTCACTGCACCCGATCTACAAATACCTGCCATGCAATGCACAACCACGTTCATGCGATTGTCCAGAGCATGTTTTAACAACCTAACAATCTCCTGAGCCTGTGCATCACTGATCTTGGCCTCGTCGGGAAAGTTGTCAGACTTTTCGGCATCAAGGAATTCAAACCGATGTGTTTCTTTAAAGTCATGAGCCGGAGTGGGCCACCAGCTGGGTGCAGGATCCATGATCTGAATCAGCATGCTGTTCGCACCAGCATCGTGATGGAACCTCATGGGCACATCGGCGGCGGCTACGTTTTCAATCCAGGGCATAAAATTCTCCTTAATGTTGTATTATAACACAAAGGAGATTTTTGGTCAAGTGTCTTTGTGATGATTTGAGTTTGTGACCAGCCATGCTCGTAACCCGTCAACTGAGTTGAGTTCACGATTCATTCGCTGCCAGCTCTCTAGTACCTCTGTTTGACCAGTGGTGGCCCACTCGGCCACTCCGGCAAGACCAGTTTCGTTGCCCTGACGAATGCCATAATTGAAGTGCAAACTCTCGCGAGCAAATCCCGGTGGCACCATGCGAGTCTTGTGCAGTTTACGATAGCGATTGTCGTTGATGTAACCCCAGTTTCTACGGAACGGCACAGTGTAATACTCACTGTCATCAACGGCTACTGGCAGCGAGTTACCCTGCTCGTCAAACCCCTCATTCACAGTGCTGTTGATCTCTTCTTCCAGCACAAACTGTGTGCCCAATTCCGGCATGTCAACATCTGACAGATAAACTTGAACATTCATAGCCCATTCGGCAGCGTCAAAGTGCGGGTAAAAGTTAGCCCCACTGAGATCAAGATAACCACGGCATGTGGCCAAACTCAACCGCTCACCTGTGAGTTCTTCCAGGTAAGGGATCAAGGCAGAACCAAACAGTATGGCATCCAACCAGTGGTTGTTTTCCATTACAAGACGGTTTGGATAACGGCTACTCCACAGGCTCTCAGTTCTACGAAAATTGTTCTTGATTCTGGTCAGCCACTCGTCGTTTAGGAAGTTTTCCAACTGCCACAGCGTGGGACAAACTGATCGCTTGTTATCCCAGTTGAACATGGTGTTCTCTGGATAAGTTAATGTTGGGGGATATATGGGTTCAGACATGTGTTTATTTACGATAAGTGCGACGACGTGGTGCTGGCTCTGTCACTTTGGTAAGATATTCGTTGCCAACCTTGCCTTGCTCAATTTCTTGCAGAGCAGTGAGCACAGGACCATTCTTGGAAGCGACTCGAGCAGCATCACCACGAGACAGTTCACGAGCTCGATTACTGGCAATCAATACCAAGTTGTATCGATTTCCCACCTGGGCCACTGCATCTTCGCTGGTGAGACCCTGGTATTGGTTTTGTTCGTTGTATTTCATGATCGTCCTTGTGGAGTGTAAAATATTTATTATACACTACTTTGCAGAGAAAAACAACCGTAATGGTGACATTTATAAGTACAGCATGCCCATGCTACGTTTCTATATCGAATACCATTGGGGTCGACGTCGCCCAAATTTGGAATTTTACATAAACAACCAACGGCTATCCCCATACTTGGTCTGGTGCGATCAGGTGTCACCTCATCAAGAAAACATCATACTTGAAACCACGTGCGAGTTAGCAGACCACAATCAATTGCAGGTGGTCATGAAAGACAAGACTGATCATGATCTAGTGTTTGAAGATTCTGGCATGATTGACCACTGGGCCAAAATACAAGAAGTTGAGATTGATGGCGTTCTGGCGCAGACTGCATTGCACTTTTGTTCCAACTTTCAACATGCCATGAGCAGTGATTGGGTTGAACACATGCGTCAACAAGGACATGACATCCAGCCATGGTACCATGGTGGCACTGACATAAGACTCAACGGTACTTGGACCTTGACCTTTGATGCTCCGGTATGGAAGTGGTACGTTAAAAATTATGAACAAACTAACTGCTGATTTTTTTGCCGCTGATTTTGGGCCTGCTCAAGTGCCAGGTACCTTTGATCAAGTCATGCAAAACTTTTGGTCAAACACCACAATACCTTGGGTAGAACTAGATCTTGGACTGGACCTAGACAGCAGTTATCAATGGTGTCTGGCGCATGACAATTATTTTGAACTGGCCTGGAATCAACAACAGGCGCAACGGAAAATCACTCACGACGGTGCTGCCTGGTACAAACGTCCGCACAGTGTGGGAAGATTTGATCTAAAAGTAACTGGTGCATACCCTCAACAACGCATGTTGATCAAGGCGCACAGCAAGATTGAGTTTGATGAAAAAAATCGCATGGTAATGCCCACGGCAGTACCTGGCCTACAGATGCAGCTGGCCAAGTTGGGGATTGAATACACTGTTATGAAACTGGCCCGCTTGGATCCTGGAGGGTACCTGGAACCGCACAAGGATACATTTCATGATACCGATACCATGATACACACATGGATACCGTTGCATCAAACCGAGCACAATTTGAGAGTCTACCCATATGGCACATTGCACCATAGGGTAGGCTGCATTTACTTGTTGAACAACCAAGCCATGATTCACAGCATTGCTAACACATCAGATCAGCCACGCTACGTGGCCACCATGCGATTAGAAAAGCAGACCTTGCCCGATAACGTCTGGCAGATGATACAACATCAGGTAAGGAATCAATGGTTTGACACCTGAATCAGGAGTTCAACACTTTGGCCACTGAGTTCATGACGCTGGCAATTCGGCCAATGTCACGAAGTTGATCAAGACTATAGCCTTTTTTCTTAAGTGTGTCATAGTGTGCCTTAACACAGAAGTGACACTTGCCAACAATGCTAGCGGCCAAACTAAATGCTTCAAAGTTTTCTTCAGTAGTGCCCCCGTGTGTCGCAATAGCGTTCATGCGTAACTGTGCAGGCAAGCCTTTCAACAGTTCGTCGCCGGCCATCTCAACATAAGGGTACCATACATTGTTTTGTGCCATAATTGAAGCGGCGGTCATTGCAGACTCTGAATGCACTGGAGCATCTGCCAACAATACTGCAAGTACCTTGCCGTTGCCGGTCGCAGCCAAGGCAGCCACAGCACAGCCCATGGCCACATCTGCATCCAATGTGCTACGTAATAACACAGCGTCCAAGTTTAACTTAGTATCCTTGGCATAGTCAGGCAGTGCGCCCTTGATTGATTCAATAAAACTCATCGTGTTTTCTCCGCTAAATCTTTATATCCTGCCCAGCTGGGATGAATCCCATCTTTTTGCAAGCGAGTGATTGGCAACACAGTGTCACCATACTCCTTGGCCATCTGTTGTACCAAGGCCTGTATTTCTGGTTTGACGGCTGGCAATATCCAAAACACACGAGCTTCGGTTCCAACCTTTTCACGAATGCGTTGGAATTCGGCTTTGGTCCTAACACCGGCATGGTCATTGCTGCCCAGACTGATGATAACAGACTTGGCAGAAAGATTGTTTTTTAAGTAGTCGCGATTCCATTGCTGGGTGTTCCATCCACCCTTGGCGTAGGCCACACATTCAGGTCTAGCCTGATGTGTGCCTACCGCAATGCTATCGCCAATAATTAGGCACTCGAGCATTACAGTGTCTCGCCGCCGACTGTGCGGTTACATGCACACAGTTCGCCAGTTTGCAATGCGTCAAGAACACGAAGTGTTTCTTCTGGTGAGCGACCCACGTTCAAGTTGTTGACAGTAACGTGCTGGATAACGTTTTCTGGATCCACAATAAATGTGGCACGAAGTGCGGCGCCGGCCGGAGCATAGAACACACCCAGTTGTTCAATAAGACTCAAGTCGTCGCATGTTCTTGCATCATAACGCTGGGTGTCAGCAAATTGAATGTGACGGATCTTGCTGAGGTCTTCATGGCTACGTTGCCATGCCAGTTTGCAGAACTCGTTGTCTGTTGAACCTGTGAGCAACACTGCATCGCGGTCAGCAAAGTCCTGGAACAACTTGTCATAGGCCACAATTTCTGTAGGGCATACAAATGTAAAGTCCTTGGGATAGTAAACAATTACTTTCCACTTGCCTTCAAATGATTTTTCTGTGATGGTAAAGAAATCGTCCTTACCTGGGTTCACGCCGGTCACGGCAAATGCTTCTAATTTATCACCAACTGTTTTCATGCTATCTCCTTGTGTATTGAAAACTAACTCTTCAGTGTTTTCACTGATACGTTATTGTAACAGTATGTATCAACGAAGTCAAGTGAAAAATAGAATTTTTCTATTGTATTTTTCAATAGCAATTATTGAACTTTTCTATAGGGAGGATCAGCAGTCCACTCAGCAGGCAGCGTATTTAAAATTGGGTCGAGCACAAATGGCAAGTGGGCGTTACTTAACAAGTAACTGCCCACAAATTCTTTGACACAGGTGTACGAAGGCGGGTCGTACGGCAAGTTGCCCAGTTGTCGCAACAAAGCCAGTGTTTCTCGATCTCGTATTGAAAAATCCATGTTGTATTTAATGGTCTCACTGCCAGGACTTGAACCTGGATCTACTGCTTAGGAGGCAGTGGTTCTATCCAGTTGAACTACAGCGAGTCAGCGCCAAAACGTACACACCTGACCATTGTGGCTAGCACGGATATTTGTGACATGGTCGTAGATCTTGTCAAAAATTGTGGAGTATGTTTCGGCTGTAAAATGTGGAGCCACTGACGTAAACACTATGCCATGTGGATTATGTTGGGCCAGGGCCAACATGAGATGATTTTGCATGGCTTTGCCTCCAGCATATCCAGCTGCCCAGGTGCTGTAGTCTCTTTGGTGTTCCCATGACATACCCGAGGTCATGAACACCACACCGCTGCCTGGTTTCAAGTGTTGCATTGCACACAGTGAAACAGCATGTGGTATCCCGGCATGTATTCTCACAGTGTCTTGCCAGGCATGTTCTTGATAATGCTGTGTGCCGTCAAAACATCCAGGTTGGTCAGGCCAGCTGACCGCAGTGGTATTGTACAGCACCAGATCCAAGGGCACCTCGGCAGCTACGGACTGGAATTTATCAACCACGTCTTGGGTATTGCCAAAATTGGCAGTTATGCTCAGGGGATGATCACAGTGTGATATGGTGTAAACTGTGTGTCCCTGACTTCTGGCACGACTGCAAAAATCAGGACCAAATTTACCAGGTAGGCCACCGCCACCAAAAACACAAATATTCATACCGCTATTTATTGGCCGGCCCTGACGGGATCGAACCGCCACCGCTTGTTTCGAAGACAAGCATGATATCCATTTCACCAAAGGCCGTTGTCTGGTGCTCAAGTACAGAATCGAACTGTCGATTAATCCTTACCATGGATTCGTTATACCACTTAACTACAAGAGCATGAAAGAAAAACCCCTGCCATGACCTCAATGAGCATCACGCAAGAGCCATGTCTGGAGCGGGATAGGAGAATCGAACTCCTGACTAAACCTTGGCAAGGTTTCGTTTGACCATTAAACTAATCCCGCAATTGGTAC